CACAAACTGATGGGTCAACAGACAACTCGTTAGTTGGATCAAGCCCCAGTTTATCGTACTGGGTAGAAATCTCCGGAGAGCACAAATTAGGTATGGGGTCGGGACGGAAAGCAACAACGGAGGATGTGACTGGTCTATTAGTAAAACCGAAAAACTTAGCAACGTTGGAAGTGATTTCTGAAGCGAGAGCCAAAGGAGCGAACAAAGGGTTCACAGTGGCCAAAGCTGCGGAGTACTTACCAACAGTATCAGCAGTGCGCGAAATCACTTTAGATTCGCGTAATCTGCTAACAGTGTCACTCTGATAACTAGTAGGACCATCAAGCTCAATGTCATCGAGCCACGCATAAAGCGTGACATCAACACTGGGGCCGATAGTCGGTGAAGAAGTCAAGAGAGGGGTTACAGGCGAAACTTTAAGTTTAGCGGCAGAGCTCAACTCACTATATGGTTGAATGAGCCCGGGTTGAACAACTTCATTGGTGAGATCAATCCACTCTTTATGATAAATAAAGGGTATGGAAAAATCAGCACCAGCTTTGTTATTAACCGATATAAATGCGCCTGGCCTAGTAGATAATTGAATTAAATTCATATCGTGGGTGTTACCACCAGAATAGTCATAAAGTTCAGACCCTAGGTTGGCGGAAATAAGGGGTTTGATAGTAGCGTAAACACAACCATATTGAAAGCTAGTGGCATTCAATACGAATTTGAGATGCATTTTACATCGCATCCTAGAATAGCCAGCTAATTTAGGCAATACAGTTGGAAGGGTAAAATATAGGTAATAAGGGTTGAGGTTAACAGCATAATTGGTGCCCTCGGCCCAAGCATAAGTATGAATAACGCGTGGTCGTTTAAACCACTGGTTAAGCTCTACATCAGAATCTGGTCGAATAGTTTTATATATTCCACCAGGTTGTGACTGGGTAGTATCGTCAACATTTTCATCTTGAAAAGTCACGATCGACTGGGAGGTTGTTCCAGTACTCTCGTCGAAGAGGGGGGCAGCAAAGTTGATATCCAAATCGAAAAACGATATGGTGCCGAGTTAACTCCATACACTCGAGCATAAGATTTATTTATAAGGCCAAAAAATTATAAGAAAAAAGCCTGTGTAAATTCGACATCAATCTATCTACACACGATAGAACACGG